GACCTGACAGCGGCTCGCGAACGTGGTTTCGGCCTGTTGAGCCGCCGCCTCGATCCGATCCGCAAGCGAGGCCAGAACCTCCGCTTTAGCATCCGCCGCCTTCTTCGCGAGGGCAGCCTCTTCCAGCTTCTGCGTGGTCGCTTTGGAGCCTGCCTTTTCGTTCTCCTGCACGACTAGCTGGAGTTCGTAGGGCAGTTCAGCAAAGCGGGCTTTTGCATCCGCTGACCAGAAGTGCGGGGGTTCGATTGCCGGGTGTTCCGGTTCTACTTCCTCGTCAGCCTCTTCGCTTGCCGTCTCCGGTGCGTCGAGGTCAGAGGGCTGGTCACCCTCTGGAATGTCAGGCTCTTCGGCCTCCGGTTCAGCGGCCTCTACGGGCGCTTGCGGGGGCGGTGCAGTCTCTTCGACCGCAGGGGGCAGGGCTTCGGCCATGAGTTCGGCCACGACGCTCTCGCGCGTCGCTGGGGACGTGTCAGACATTGTCTCTCGGGGTGGCGTCGCTGCTCAGGGCTTGGCGACTAGGACCGGGGCCTAAGCCTCGGTGGAAAGCTCGGCAATCTGTCCGTTGGCAATGTAGCCCACGATCATCTGGCGCGCGGCGTCCACAGCCTGGATCGAGGCGTGAAGGCCGAGAATGTTGGCCGTATCAGCCGGGGACGTGGCGATCAGCTTGGCGACGATAGCGGCCTTCACCGCGTCCATTGCCGGGTCGAGGATGTCGAGGGCCTGCTTTGCGGCAGCACCGAGGGCGACGGTTTCGGAAGCGTTCATCCGGGTTCACCGCCGACCGTGGAGCCATCGATCTTCTGGCTTTCGCTCTCCGCGTTCAGGCGGATAGCCGACTCCTTCAGCATGGCCTCTAGCTCAATCTCACGCGCCCGCTGGTCAAGCTCCACCTGCGCCACCTCGCGTTTGTGCTGGAGGTCGAACGCGGCCATTTCGCGCTTCATCTGCATGGCCTCCGCGTTCTCCTGACGCTTCAGCAAGGCGCGCTCCTCAGCCTCGGCACGGGCCAGCGCCGACTTCTCCTGAGCAATCGCGCGAGCGGTCTCGATCTCTGCCTGAGCGCGGACCTGAGCCAGTTGCACGTCGGCTTGGGCCTGCTGTTGCGCCAGTTCCTGCTTGGCCTGAGCTTCCTGCTGGGCCATCTGCATCTTGGCCCGAGCCTCAAGAAGCGCGGGATCAGGCGGGGGCGGCTCGGGCGGTTGCTCGCCCTCTTTCGGCGGCGCGCTCGGGTCCGTGATGAACGCATCCGCAGACTTGAAGTCGAGTCCCTTCTCGAAATACCGCTTCAGGTAGGCGTAGGCGTTGTCCGCCGTGACCAGCGGCCCATTCAGACCGCCTTGACGGTCAATGATGGCCTCAATCGTCGCCAGACCGGCCTGCATCCGCATCTGCTCGGCTTCCTTGCCCGCAGAGCCGACGCCGATCTCGATGACCATGTCGGCCCGGTTGCCCCAGGTCGAAGGGTCAAGGTCCACCCACTTGCCCCGCAGGCGCACCGTCTCGGCTGCCGTCGCGTTCTTGCGAAGCAGGCGGTGCAGCAGCAGGAAGATGTCCTTGATGCCGGTGTGGGCGAGGATGGAGGCGATCAGGCGAACGCGCTTCTGCGACTCCGACATCAGCGCCAGAGCGCCGCGAGCCGTGTCATGCAGCGTGTCCGGGTTCAGGCCCTGCGCGTTGCGGACAATGCCCGTGCGCTTCTCACCCATGGTGGAGAAATGCTCGATGGCCGAGAGCGTGTCGAACGACAGACCGCCCGAGGTCAGCGGGACAATCGCGTTGTCGCCCTTGCCGCGCACCGGGACGTTCGGTTCATTCCGGAGGAGGTCCGAGATGGTCCAGTCGTTCGCCTTGTCCATGTTGACATACATTCGCTGGTTCAGGGCGAAATAGCCGCTGTCGAGCGTCATGCGGGTCAAGACGGTGTTGATCTTCTGGATCTCGATCAGCCGGTCAGACACCGACTCGCCGTAGAACTGGTGTGGCACGATGTAGGGCGTCAGGGCCGCGAACGGCACATCCGGATGCTCTTCCTCCTCCAGCAGCGTCAGCGAGGAGCCGTCCGTCAGCAGCCGATATCGACCATCCGGGCCGTCGAGGTAGTGCTCGACCACCTCAACGATGCGGTGATCGCCCAGCCCGCCCCGGTCGTCCACGGTCTCGTCAACCCGGTCACGCGCTTGGGCCACCTGGTTGTCGATCACGCCATAGGCCGGAAGGGCGTCCACCTTGGCCGCGTCAATCCCGCGCTTCTTCAGTTCGTAGGCGCGGAGGCGGGTCTTGTGGAAGCAGTAGGGGCTTTCGGCAAGGCGCACCGTGTCCTTCGAGACGCCGAAGTCCTCCGGGGGCACCGCCATCACCCGAGCGCGCCACTTCTCCTGCTTGCGGATGCAGAAGTCCACCGTGCCTTCAGGGTCGTCCAGATCGCCAAGCTCGGACTTCAGTTCGACCCGGTCGCCGTGCTTCTGCACCGCCGAGGCAAACTGCATGATCGACTGGTCCTCGAACTCCTCTTCCGGCTCCTCGTACTCTTCGCCCCACGCCTTAAAGATGCCCGTCTTGACTGAGACCGCGTCCTTGATGGCGCTGTAGAGGTTCAGGAAGCCGGGGTTCTCCTCGAAGAAGACGTGCTTGACGTAGTCCGTCTCTTGCTGCGCCGCGTCCTCGTCTTCAGGCCCAACCGGCATGAAGGTGGCGATGTCCTCGCCCGTGAAAATCTCGATCAGGTCGGGCAGGACCATCTCGATAGCGTCCGCAACGTCCGTCGAGCAGGCCGAGGAACGACCGGGCAGGGACGGAACGTCGTCCATCACACCCTTGATGTACTGAAGCGCCTTCTCTCGCTGGCTGTTGAGTTCGTCCGTGCTGCGCCCAACGGCCCGCGCGAACTCGTCTGCTACAAGGGCGAGACGGTCGGTATTCATCAGGCGTAAGCGATGTTGAGGCCGAGAATGTCCCCGGCGGTCAGGGCCGTAGTGCCGTTGTCAGCCGCAGCGGTCGTCAGGCCGTAGCCAATGCCGAGCGCGAACTGGAAGCCGCCGAGATCAAACTGGAACGGCTTATTTCCATCGCACGCCAAGGTGTAAACGGGCACATCAGTTCCGACCACAGGCGCGGTGGCCTTATCGTACAGCTTGATATAGACAACCGTAGCCCCCGACGCCGCGTTGACCCCGTTAATCTGATACACCCGTCCGGCCCCAGCGCGAACCAGCGTGGCGTTGACGGACGCAGCCGCCGAGGGGAGGCGGGCGGCATTGGTTGCGCCGACAACCGCAATGGGCATCTGGTCGCGGGTGGCTACTGCCATTAGACGGCTCCGTAGTTCGGAATGGTGAGGACGGACGGTTGATCGTTCACGTCTTCGGGTTTGCCGATTGCGAAGGTTCGGAAGGCGTCAGCCGGGTCGCTCGCCCAATCGTGGAGCGGCGTGTCCTTGTAGGCTTTCAGCTTCTCGTCCCAGACGCGGCGGTAAGACCGCAGCGCGTCCAGACCCTTTTCGCATTTGTCTTTGTCGAACCGGCAGATCGGAATGATCTGGCGCACTTCGTTGATGTCGTTTGCGACGGACTTAGTGCGCGGGACAACCCGAACGCCCTTGAGGCCCATGCTTTCGGCTGTCTCTTTGATCGAGCCGGTCGTGCTGACGAGGTGTTCATTCTCCGCATCATGCGGAAGAAGATGCTCGCCGTAGTTATAGTCCTTGTCCTTGACGTGCTTGACGTAGTGGTCGATTCCAACGCTTGTGTTGGCGTAGTAGTCGATCACGTCCCAGCCGGTGCCGTTCCGCTGAACGAACCAGATCACCGTCGCGTCGTTGCGGCCCAAGTCCCAGGCTGTATGAACCTGCTTCTGCGGGTTGTACGGGACGAAACCTATCCGATTGTCCGTCTCAGCCCTGTCGATCAGCTTGGCGTAATAGGCACCCGGAAGAGCCGCTGACCACGAGGTCATGTACTCTTGCTCAAAGATCGCCTCGCCGTCCCCTTCGCCGCGCTCGGCTATCAGTTCGGCCCGCTCTGTCGCCAACGCCTCCGGGGTAAACACTCCGGTGCTGTCCGATGTCAGCCGCTCAGCAAACCAATCATCCGACTGCTCGGCCATCTGGAACATTCGGTGCGCGTGATTGCGACCACGCGGCGTGGTGATGAAGATCGCCCACCCGCCGTTCTCCAGCAGGATTGGGCGGATCAGCGACCACGCCTGCGGGTTGCTCAACGCCCACTCGGAGAACACCACCCCGATAGGCGGCGTCCCCACCAAAGCGTCGTAGTTGTCAGACCCGATCACCTGCCATGTGCTTCCGGTCTTGAACCGGATGAGCATATCCTGCTCGCGGGTCGTCTCTCTCAATGCCTGCGGGAAAGCATCGTCAATCCGACGCCTGCCAGTGTGCGGGTTTACCGCGTCCCATATCGCCTTGCGGGCTTGGTTCTGCTGCGGGAGCAAATGCCAATAGACGCCGACCCGTTCATGGGCCGCACAAGCCGTGAAGTGAAGCGCCAGATCGTCCTTGCCGTGACGGCGCGGCCAAATGGCGATGGCCCGCTTTCCGCCGCCGTGCATATGCTTCCAGAGCGGTTCCTGGTACGCCCGAGGCGTCCAGAGGTTCGGCAGTTCGACCTTCACGCGGGCTTGTTGATGATGACTTGAAGCGCACCGCCGTCAGGGCCGCTCGCCTCAATGCTCGACAGCTTGGCGTGGATGTACGGGGCCGCTGCCTTCGCCATATCCAGCCGCTCGGCTATCGGAGCGTTCTCGTCCCTCATGTGGTTGAGCATGAAGTCCAGAGGAAGGATGCCGGTTGCCGCCGCCTTGGCTTGGGCCGCAGCCGTTGCCTTGCGAATGGAGCCCGGCTTTCTCCCAGCGCCCGGACGAGCGCCGCCATGTGTCTTCTCGACCATTTTTGAAACGCGGCTCTAAAATCAAGCCGTCCCGTGTTGCCGCTGCTCTAGGCTTGGCGACTGTGTGGGTTATGTCCGAGCGTTCCCGCCTTGCCTGCTCTCACGCATCCCGAAGGACGCCCGCGCCGCAGGTTGGCTTCTCAGCCTGTAAGGTCGAATGGTGTCTGCCCCGCTCGGGGTGGGTCCAGCTAAGGAAGGCGCGGTATGAAAGGGGTTAGTCGCCCTGGTAGCGCCACGGCAGGATGATGACCGCGTTCACGTCGAGCGCGGGGTCACCACCAGCGGCCCAGCCATCAGCGATATTGAGATAGACGGTGTGAGCGCCGTTAGCGGCAATCGCCAGTTCGGTCGTCACGATGGCGTCGGTCTCGGTGCCATCGCAGTCCGTCATGGTTTGGCCGGTCAGGATGTTCTCGAAAGCAGCCGTGCCACCGAGAACGGCGACAGCACCCGAGGCGATGGTGGTGCCAAGGCCCACGTCGGGGGTGTCAGCCTGAATGGCGGCAGCACCGTTGACCGAGACCTTCAGGCGGGCAGGGCCGACGACGCAAGCGCCAGCGGGCAGGGTGTACACCAGCTTGCCGACGCCGAGCGAAGCGCCGCCAGCAATAGCCGGGAAGACCGACTGCACGGTCAGGACGGTGGTGTGGTTGTACTTGTCGCCGTACTCACGGGCGGTGACGCCAGAGCCGGGCGAGCCGACGACGCCTTCCAGAAGGAAAGTGTTGTTGCGAGCCATTCGGCCCTCCTATGGATTGTGGGGTTTGGGGTACGCTTAGAATGTGGTGGGTTGGGCTTGCTGGTCTTGCGGGCTTCCAAGGAGTCCGCCGCCGAGGGCAGCGCCTCCGGTTAGACCCAGCCCGCTTATTCCGTACTTCCGCAGGATTTTGACCAGTTCGTCATCGAACAGGACGTAGTTTCTGGACCCTTCGCCGGAGCCTCGCGAGCCCGCGTCCAGATACCGGATACCCGGAACCCCGGCTTCGCTGAGCGCGCGTCTGGCGGCAACAGGACCCGTCGTAATCGCGGGGTTCAGATCGGCAATGTGTTCTCCGAACGCGCCTTGAGCGTTCTGCTGCCGAACCAGACTATCCCAAATGTAGCCGCCGCTCTCGCCGTTTAGGTCGGAAATCCCGCTTACAGCCTGCCGGACATTTTCCGGCTGCTCACTAAGCGGCCTATCCCAATCCAGGAACGTATCTGGATGGGCGTTAATGCCTACTTCATACATGGAGCCGCTGCTGCCTAGCGACTTGGCCTTAAGCGCCTCAAGCTCCGCAACATCCCTTTGAAGGTCGCGCGTGATA